TATACTATGAGAAGTGAAGACGGAGAGTTCTTTAACTATCTTCAAAGTGATTATGTCCGTTATGAACAGGATATGTATTATGACTGATTGGTTGTCTGGTTTTAGAGAAGAAATCAAACAAATTAGAGAAGACAACAAACAAATTAGAAAGGAAGTTGAAAGATTGCGAAAAGAAAATGAAGCACTTCGTTCCATTACTCCTAAAAAATTATTAGAGATTGTGGAGAAATCTATAAAGGAGGACACTTTCTAAACTGGCACAAGACCTCACCACAGACCCTGTGGATGCCTTATAATACTCTCACACACAGAAACTTTATGACTGAAATGAAACTCTACCGATACAAGAAAGACGGACACCTTTATACTCTCTATGAGCAGTTAAGACCATTCTATAATCTTGTAGCAGTTCCTTATTTTCCAAATCAAGGTATTCTTGCTAAAAGTAAGAGGAGTATTTCTATGGATGATTTTGTGGTGGTTGCTGAAAAATGACTAATCTTCTTCAAAACTATACTCTTGAAGATTTCGTCAAATGTCGTAATCAAAAAGAGTGGGTTTGTGATAATTGTATGAAATGTGGTGATAGAGATTGTTGCTCTGGAAATCACATTATGTTTAGAGTTCCTAAAACTGATGATTGTCTTTGTTCTATTTGTGTGAGTGGATTGAAATGAAACTCTTTATCTTTACTCTCATCATTCCACTTCTCATCGTCACTGGTTATTTCCTTTCTATGGAACTACTAAACACTTACAATACTCAAAAGGACAGAGAGATGTTTGTGAAAACTTATGAGATTGTGATAGAATGTAGGAAGTCTTATACCGTAGGTCATTCAGCAAATTCTATTTGTGGTGAAGTTCCTGTATTTTATAATGAGGTGAAGTGAAATGAACGATGATAGTGTTATTGGAGGACTTTTATTTGCACTCTTTGCATCTGTTGGTGTGTTTTTTCTTTTGGGAAGTAGGTTTGGTTTTGATGACGGTGTGGTAAAGGGAAAGAATGATGGTATTGTGTTCTGTATGGAAAAACAAAAGGAATGCAAAATTTCTTATGATTACCTCAAACTTCAAGAGAACCAGAAATGACTAAATCCTACATTTCGTGCTACAATATGCCCTACAAAGACCTTCAAAACTTTGAAGTGCCCGACCCAGTTTATATCTACATTCGTCAGTTGGAAAACGAAATCGTCAATCGCCATGGTGCTGTTCAACGACTTTATGATTTTAGGTTTAAAGATGTGAGAGCAAATTGGGATAATAGAGTAGAAGGAGTTGATTATTGATTATGACTGAACCAACTGACGAACAACTTGATGAACTCTGGGATGAGATTGGAGGGTATTACAATCTTTATCCTGAAGTTAGAAACACTATCCGTGAGGCACTCAATCGTTGGGGAAATGTGGAGATTGAAGAATGACTAACAAACTAAAATTCACACAAGTATCCAGAGTAATCTGCCCTAAAACTGGGGTGCATTATCTTGATGCGATTGATGAAAATGGATACCACTGGTCTGCACAACAAGAAATTGGTGTGGAACGGTGGATTACTTATAAGGAAACTTGGAAAAGAGACCCTCAACAACCTTTGGACTTATGACTCATCCTACGAAAGATTGGGACTTTGATGATACAATTGAAGAAGCATTTCAGGAATGGTTTAATGACCTTAATGGTGGTTTTGCACTTTGTAGTGAATATTTTTTTGGTGATGTGGAAATCGGAGATGTGAATACTCGTAAGGATGTGATGTATAAGTGGTTGCACTCTGCGTTCGTTATGGGGTATAATATGGGAAGAATGGAAGGACTTGAAGTAGGACTAACGAATAATGACTGACCCAATAATCTTCAAAACAAATGGTAAAGAAGGATTTCGTATTCCTTTCTCTCCTTCATCTTTTCCTTATGTTGGAAGCAAATGCCCTGAAACTAAACTTGAAGTGAAAGAAATGACTGAATTTCAACCAACTCCACAGACACACGAAGAAGTTGCCGATGGATTGCGTAATGCTTTTAGACAAGCAATCAAAGATGGTGTGATGGATGCTACTCCTTATCTTAAACAAATGACTTATAAATCTGATATTGAAAAGACCGAAGCAGAAATCAAAGTGCTTCAAAAGAAACTTGAACTCCTCAAAGAGATTGAGACACACAAATCTCAACCAAGAATGGAGTTTAGTTTTGGTGGTAAGTTTGAGGTTGTCTCTTATAATGAGATGGTTTATTATCGTCTTGAATTTCCTGATGAAGTTTATTGGTATAAGAGAAAGTATAGGTTTAAGGATGGTATGATGTTGGTTCATATTACTGATGGTGAAACTCATCGTCTTCTAGAAGGACTTTGGTTTAATGATGTGAAGAAGGGGAATTATGACTGAAATTGAAAAACTAGAAGTTGAGATTAAAACTCTCCAAGATAAACTCATAATCCTCAAACAAGTTGAGAAATTTAAGGCACAAAAGCTTTGGTACATTATGAGAGACAAACTTGGTTTCTCTATTGATATGTGTGATGAGATTGTAGATGCTGTTGAGGAGTGGTTGCCTGAACAACAATCTGCTGCTGGTTCGCAGAATGTAGATGTTGAATTGCTTGTTGATGGTTTCAATGATTGTTTGCGTAAAATGAAGGAGATGTTACGATGACTGACAGAACCGACGATTGGAGAACTATCTTCACTGACCTCACAGATGATAGTGGGTGTTATGAGATTGATAAGGTAAACATTTATAAACTTACATCACATTTGGAGGAACTCTATCTTAAAATTGAGGAACTTGAAACACAACTCAAAGGTGTTCAAGAAGTCGTTCGCACACACGAATATGTGAGGAATATTGGATTATGACTGAACACAATCTTCCAGTACCTGATGATATGCCGTGGGTCAATCTTTCTCAAAAAGAGATTGAAGAACTCCGCAACAAAAAACACGAATTAACGGAATATGGAAAACAGAGGTTGAGAGAACTTATGAGAAACCAAGAACCATATCCTGATGAGATGTTTGAGGAAGCTGAGCGTCGTGAAGCAGAAAATAAGGCACTTGATGCTCTTGATGAAATCTATGAGAAACACGGGAATGCTATGTTGCGTCTTGCTGAAATTGAGAAGGATCAATGGGAACGAGAGGAAAGAAGTAGAACAGTTCTCTCACGATATAATCACTTCTACAATGAAGAATGTTCTGGAATGCCTCACGGGACGCCAATCACCCCAGAACATATGCAAGCAATCACATTGGAGTGTATGATTGACGCTCTGCGTTGTGAGAATATGAATGTGGAGTATGATGTGATTGCGATTGATGACATCAAGGATTTGATTGATGGTTTATATCGGCAGAGTAATGAGTTTCTTGAACGAGTGAGACAAAACAATGGATGATAAACCATTCTATCGTTTTTTTGCGATTGATTACTTCGCAACTGGTGAAGGTCGTTCTATTTGGTTACAAATCTGCCGTTATGATCTTGATGGAGAAAGAGATTATGAGTTCACAAAATTTGCAAACTTTGTTAATTATGATCATTATCTACGCGGATGTGATGAACTTACAGAGCGAGAGTTTCTGGATAAGTATACGCGATTTATTCCTAACCTGATTGCTAATATGCTTCGGGATAAAACCATTGGTACTTGGCAAACACATTTACACTTTAATTACTCATGAACCTCACATACAGACAACTGATTCTACTGACAATTGCAATCACAATGCTTCAGGAAGAAGTTGCAACAACTGCTACACCCACAATGAAAGAAGAATTAATAGAACTCTCACAGATTATCCAAGATGCTGCGGTGGAAGCAAAATGAACGAAAGGGACACCGAATACTTTAAGAAAGACAAGACATTATACAATCCTGATGAGTTTCTTCTGGATGATATTAAAGGGTATCATTATGAGGTAATGGATGAAGGGCAGCACGTCTGGATGGCATTTTACCTTGCGGATGGTAGCACAGGACACTTGAATATTTTCCTGAATGGTGGTAGGATACAGACCCGCTATGAGGAATGGGACAATGACCCTTGACGAACTCTACGACCACATTACTCATTATGTTGCATCTCCCCATACTGCCATCGTAGAACACGACAAACGCCGTGCTCTGCTGATTATCACCGCGTTTCAAGATTACATTCTTGATTGCCAGAATGAAAATGTAGATGTGAATACGATTGACTTTGCCGATTATGTTCATCAACAACTTGACATTTTAGAAGGTAAAAAATGACTTGGAAAGAATACTGGCAGATGACCAAGTGGGAATGGTTTATTGAGGGTTTTCGTAACATTCCATATATTATGGATTGTTATGAGACTGTTGAGCACTTTCCTGATGACTTCTGGGAGAGTTTATCGTGGGGATGGATGTGTGAATACATCTATCCTTATGATGATTGTTATAATCCAACCATTTCACCTGAACGCAAGTTGAGGTTGGGAAGATGGTCATAAACAAATGGATAATCGGATTTAAACCGATTAAATATACTCCATTCTGGTGGTGGTATCGTTTGATGTCGCATCAGGGTTTTCGCTTTGATGATTATCACATTTGGGGAGAGTTTTGGCATTCTCTGAATGGTGGATGGTATGATATGAATTATAAGTGGGAGTTTGAGAAGTTCTGGGGTAAAGGAGCAAAACCTGAAAGGATTGTGTTGCCTGCAAAAGACTTTGATGCTCTTGTAGAACGCTTGAATGAACCACCAGACCCTGCTATAATGGAAAGATTCAAAGAGATATTAAATCGTAAAGCACCTTGGGATGATGAAGAATGAACTTTCCACCAGTATTTGTTGAGATTATTATTCTGATTCTTTTGGAGGTTTGGTTTTGGATTCTATTGACAACGATAAACAAGAAGTGAAGATATTCAAACAAACATCAGACTACCCCTATATTCGTCACCAATATAAGTTGGTTTATGATGATGGTAGAGAAGTTGTCTTTGATAATTATGAAGAAGCACAGGTGACTTGGTTTCAACACGCCGGAAAATTTTTAAGTCACATTGAAGTGCTAGATATTAAAGAGAAGTCAAGAGGATTTAAATGACTTGACAAATTCCACATCTCATCCTATACTCAAACTCGTGAGCAATCAACATTATGGAACACACTGAAGAGTTTCCTTTTGACCAGTTTCCTTATAAATTGGTGCATAAAGACGGAAAAGAAACCCGTAAGTGCTATTTTCAAACTGAAGATCATCGAAAGCAACACATTGACCGCTACAAACTGAAAAAGAAAGACATTCAATTGAGTTATAAGTATGAAGGTACTCATTAAAGATAATTATTTCAAAGACCCAGATTCAATCAGAGAATTAGCACTTTCTTTGGATGAGTATCGTGTTGATAATCAATTAATCATTCCTCCGATTGGTTGGAAAGGTCAAAGAACTTATCCTCTTCGCAATCTTAAGAATCAAACACTTGATGAATGTGCTGAAGGCATTTACAAAATCTGTTATGATTACTTTGATTTTGAGAATTATATTGTTCCATATCTGAACAAAAAGATTGAAGAGTTGATGATTACAACTTACTTTCATATCACTACCGAAGAAACTAGAGGTGCTTTTCCAGACTTTTGGCAGGATAGATTTCATAAAGACTTTGAAACTGCTGTTGCTGGTGTAGTTTATTTGACTCCTAATGCTCCTCTCAAAGCAGGAACTTCGATTCTAAATGGACCAGAAAATCAATTTGTAAATGTAGAGAATGTATATAATCGCCTAGTCGCATATGAAGGCACTAGGATTCACGCTGTTTCTGATGTTTTTGGTAACTCTAAAGAAACAGGAAGAATGACATTCACATTTTTTATACACGATTCCAGATTCCCCCCAGATATTAAAGATGACTGAAAGAACTTACAAAGACAAAAATGATAATGATTGGAGTTGGGAAGAAACACCCGAAACCATTCAAGCACTTAAAGAACTTCACGAAACTGTAAAGAAAGTCAATGAGCGAAAAGAAACTAATCGATGATGCTTTTTATGTTGATGAAAGAAAGTATGGACTCTGGTATTCAACAGACAAAGAAGGTAATGGACTTGTCACCTCTCTCACTGAAGAGTCGTGCATTTCAGCAACCCGTTTTCTACTTAAAGGACGGCAGGAAGGTTTCTCTGAATCCAAAACTTATACTGGGCAAGTAGGTGGAAAACTCTGATTATCCTTATCACGAATTAGATCCTACAACTCCTTGGTATGAATGGATTCAATACTGTGAAATTTGTCATCAATTGAATGTTGTCGATCAACCAAGTGTAGGTAGATTTATGGCATATCGTCGTTATTTAAAATCTGTAGGTGTATTATGAGTGATCCAAACTGGTTTCAAAAGAAGTGGGGTAGATTAGATGAAGTCCCTATGGATGATGTTTATAAAAGGTTGTCTGATTTAGAAATTAAAATCAAACAACTTGAAGAAAAGTTTTCAGAGGTACTTGAAGATATTAAAATACTTAAGGAAGAAAATACTTCTACTACAAATGAAATTTATCGTCTTGAGAATTCTTTAGATGCTCGCATAGATATTATTGCAGAGCATTGTAGGATTAATTACGATGTATGAAGATTTGGATACTTTCGAAAAAGCATTATCACATTTTGGAACTAGAGTGGATGTCATATGTGCAATGGAAATGGGAGGACGAATAGATGCTGAAACTGCTTACAAGAATATTAAAGTTGAACTCAAGGAACTTAAACAAGTGCGAAAGTTATACAGAAAGGAAATGCAGTAAATGTGGTGAAGTCAAACCACTTTGTATAAAGTATTTTCAAGTCGTAAAAAATTTTAAAACAGGGTTTTCTTATTATTGTAATGAATGTAACAAACCAAAACCAAGAGACTGATAGTTTCAGAATCACAAAAAATGATGATGGGTCTTATACTGCAGAATGGGACAAAGAAGACCCAAATTGGGCGTGGTTGAATGGGTTGACCTCTAAAGAACTTCAGGTTATAATGGAGGAAGCAATCAAGGAGTATGAAAATGAGTGACTTTGGATACAAAAAACATTCTCTTGAACAAGTAAAAACTTGGGTGAGAGATGCTTTAGTTTCTGCGGAAGTGTCTCCGCAGGAAATTTATGATACCATCAAAGGTATTGTGAATGAAGAATATCATTACTTTAAGCATCATACTGGTCGTTGCTATGAACTTCTTGCTCTTCTAAATGGTAATGGTAAAGGTCATATTCAAGGGTGGAAAGAGTGGGAAGAAACTTATTATCCAGAAGAAGCACAAAAATCTTGTGATAAAGATGACCTATCTCAAGAATGTAAAAAGTCTTGGACTTCATTCTGGGAAGAATCCGATGATGGTATGAGACCTTGGGGGCATAGTGACCTTGAGTATCTTGTTGCTAATCAGAAGAAAGATAAAGTGGTAAAATGGGTTCTTCCTGTTGAAGTGGTCAGAGATGAAGACACTGATAAAGATGAATATTGTATTACGTTTCCCGATGATCTTTTAGAAGCAGCAGACCTTAAAGAAGGTGATAGAGTTGAATGGGTAGATAATTTGGACGGATCATTTCTTCTTAAAAAAGTAAATTAATTATGGCATTATCAGAATCAGTTGAAGTAAGTTTAAAAGAAGCAGAGGCATCTTTAAGGAATGCCCTTGCTTATGCTGCCCGTCAAGAGCGCCCAATGGTTTGTAGTGTAATCGCAGACCTGATTCATCGTATTGAAACTCTACAAACCACTGATAGTCTTCTAGATAAACTTGAGAATCGTAAACCAGGAGACTCTGGATTCTTTGGTACTTTTTTTGGAAAAGACAATGAATGAACTTGGCAAAGCACTACAAGAATGGTGGGACTCTGATGCCTGCAAGCAACTTCAGAAAGAATCTGAAGAGGCAAAGCAACGAGCAGTAGGAAAGTATTTTATGCTTTCTGAAGAGGACAAACTTGATATGGTTCAGGCAATCTGTTACATTATGTGTAAGGCAGAAAGTGAAGGAACTAGTCATCGTGGTCTTCAAGATACGCTAGGAATCTATCCTGCAGGTTTCTGGATTGATAATCTTATGGACGTTCATAATGCTCTCTGGTCTTATTATCACGATCAAAAGAAAGAAAAAGAACTTCAAGACGATCTTGAGTCTCTTGACAATTTCATTAAGTAGTGTAAAATGATCCCAAAGAAAACATTAAGTTACTAGATACTAATGTATTGAAATGCTAATATTTGGGACACATCGCAACGACACTATGACACTTGCAAAAACTGGGACAGAGACACTCACTCCTGAAGAATGGGAAGAACTTGTAGCACTCAAAGAAGCAATCAATGACAATCCTGCTACAGTTCATCCTCAAAAAATGGAAAAATTCACTGAATTACTAGTTCGTTCACTTGAAGGTAAATGTGACCCACCTACTCCAAAGAATTGGAGAGGTAGTTCTTTAAGTGAATGAAAAATAAATATATCACACTGCTACAAAATAATGAGTACAATAGACCAACACATTCAAAGAGACGAGGATCTTTTGAATGATCCTATGACATCTCCACAAGCAAGAAGACATACTGAAGAAGAATTAGAAGCACTCAAAGTATATAAAGAGAATCATCCTGAAGACTCTCACGATCCTACACCACTGGAACTTTATTGCGATGCCAATCCTGATGCACTTGAGTGTAGAATTTATGAGGATTGAGGACAGTTAGCAAACTGGCACACAGGGGGTTCTCAGGGCACTGGGGACCCCTTATAATATATTCATATGCACGACCGAATCATGTCTAATCTTGATTTGATTATTGAAAGTTACAACAAAGAAGTGGATGATCTTCCCAATCTTCATAAAAATTTTGGCGGCGGTAAAGCAAGGAATGCATCTGGTCTTATTTACGAAAATCTTACTTTGAGAACTTGTGAAGAATTGGATCTTGATGCCCGTAAAAATGATTATAAGCGTTCCATGATTGTTAATAATAGGTGCTTGAAGAATCTTCAAGTTGACTTTCACATTTATGTTCAAGGTGTACTGAAAAAATTGGTAGAATCCAAGACTTACTTGGATGCTTGTTATCTCAAACGTGCAGTTTTTGATTTGATTGAACTTGATCAATCTCCGGATGTTCCTGATGATGCAGAGTTTGCAATTTTTGCTGGTCAGAATGCCTGCGGTAAAGATGCTTTTGCATATTATCCTGCATTTTTCAAAAAAATCACTGGTAAAGATCTGAACATTTTTTTTGTTAATCCGTATCGTAAGCGTAATTCGAAGCGCCCTATTTACAACGCAGACTATCGCGCTGACTTCAAACTTGACGAAGTGGTTTATAATAAATTTATTGATTGGTTGCAAAAATGATTGAATTATTCAACGATGATATGTTCGATGTTCTGGGGAATCTTGCTCCCCAGAGCATCGATTTGTTATTGACAGATTTTCCTTATGGAACTCTGAACAAAAGAAATGAGTGGGATACCATCATTGATTATCCAAAGTTTTGGGAGCATGTTGATCGTATATGCAAACCAACGTGCCCTATCATCTCAACAGCAGCACAACCATTTACAAGCGTGCTTATTGCTTCAAACTATAGGAACTTCAAGTATACAATGGTGTGGGAAAAATCAAAGGCAACTGGTTATCTGAATGCCAAGAAACAACCTCTACGTGCTCATGAAGATATTGTAGTGTTCTATAAGAAGCAACCAACATACAATCCCCAAATGACACAAGGAACACCATATGATAAGGGAACTGCAGTAAGAGATACTGAAGCATATGGTGTTCAGACAAAAGCAGTTCATGTAAAAAATGATAGTGGGTTGAGGTATCCCCGCAGTGTCATTTACTTCAAGACTGCAGAAGGTGAAGGAAAATACCATCCCACACAGAAACCAGTAGATCTTTATCGTTGGTTGATTAGAACATTCTCTAATGAGGGTGATCTGGTACTGGACCCCTGTATGGGATCTGGCACCACTGGAATCGCATCTAAAATAGAAAATAGAAACTTTATCGGCATTGAGCGAGAGGAAGAATACTTTTCGGTCGCTCAACAAAGGATCAATGGTGTGCCAGTTCAGGAAGTGGCACAGGACCCCCAGAATCCGCTGCTAGAGGCATTATACTAACAAGGTACTCAAGAAAACCACTGATGGCAACTTGCTCTCGCATCGGTCTTGAACTCGCTGATGGTTCTATTTTGTCGGCATATCATCATTATGATGGTTATCCAGAATGGTTGGGTCGCATTCTGACGACGCACTATAATAGCAAAGAACTTGCTGCCGAACTGATTGATGGTGGTGATATGAGTTCTTGCTGGACTAAGAATGACTGTGAGAATACCTATCACCCCGAATACTATTCTCAGCGTGGTGAAGATTGCCCTCCTCGTCTTGATGCTGACCTGTGTGAATATCTTCTGCCTGATAATAGCGAAGAATATGCTTATGTCTTCCGCAGTGGTGAATGGGTGTGCTATAATATGCATCAGTTTGACGACAGCAAACTTCCTGAAGTCGTTGAAATTCCCTCTGGTGCCCTTGCTGCTTGATTTATGAAAACTTCTACTGCTCTTGGCGTTGCTTTTGGTGTAATTGTCCTTGCTGTTGCTGGTCTCTTCTTTGAGGCGTGGCTGCTTGGACTGATTCTGTCTTGGTTTGGCGTATCATTGTCATTCTGGCAGAACTTTGCTATCATCTTCCTTGCTAATCTTATTTTCAAATCTAACGTATCTTCTAAATGAAACAACAAAACGGATTTCTGACTACTGAAGGTTTTGTGCTTGTTCTTGCTGGTGTAGTTTTGATTGGTGGTCTGGCATTTGGTCTTCCGCAGTATGGTGTTTATACCAAATCGTTGAATGGTAAAGCACAACTGATGGAGGCAGAATATACACGTCAAACTGCTGTCTTGGAAGCACAAGCAAAACTTGATAGTGCTGAGAAATTGAAACAAGTTCGCATCACTGAAGCACAAGGTATTGCTGAGGCAAACCGTATCATTGGAGCAAGTCTTAAGAATAATCCTGAATATCTGACTTTCCTTCAAATCCAAAATATTCAGGAAGGTGCAGAAAAAGGCAATAAAACCTATTTTGTTGCTCCTAATCAGGCAGGTGTTCCTGTTCTTACGCAACCCACAAACAAATAATGTTTAACTTCATTTCTGGTGTGATTTTTGGGATTATCGCTGCAACTGTTGGGTTTGGTCCTATTGCCAAAGTTCTTGACGGTGCAATGTTTAATCTTCAAAAGACTACAGTAGAAATGAATCAACCACAACTTCCGCCGCCAGTTCGGTAACTGTCACAAGACCCGCTCACAAGGCGGGTTTTCTGCTATAATAAAAAGGTAATTGAGGAACTCCTATGTTTTCGGTTGAACTTTCTGAATTGATTGACGAAATCCGTGAGATTGAAATCTATGGTTCTGAACCTGCAGATTGGATGGGATACTTGGGGAATGATGACTCCTATGTGCCAGATGCAGAACTGGCATACTGACCCTCCCAGGGGCGCCTGTGTGCCCCTATAATAAGCACATACGCAACCAACCAATGACTGCCACCTTCGCTGACTACGCCGCCCAGCAAGACGCTCGTAACACCATTCAGTTGAATGTTACCAAGTGGACTTGGATGCTCTGTGACGCTCTGCGTGACGCTGCTCCTGATGGTTATGATTACATCTTTGAGTCTGGTCATAAGTATCATAAAGTCATTATGGTTGATAACGCTGGTGGTCGCAGTGTTCATTGCTTTATAGATAAAAAGACTGGACAGATTTATAAAAGCGCCAGTTGGAAGTCTCCTGCCAAAGGTGTTCGTTATGACCTTCGCATCATTGAGCAGCGTGAATGGTTGCTTGAGAATGCAACTTGGCACGGTTCTTATCTCTATGCTCGCTGAATAATGAAACAACTTCTTTTTCTTCTTCCATTGGCACTGTTCTCTGCTCCAGTGCAAGCACAGCAGGTGAACAATTATGCAGTCTGCACTCAAAATCAGGAGGTTTATCGACCTGGTGGATATGATCAATATGGAAACTACATTCCTGGTGGTGTGAGTGTGCAATCTTTCAATGTTCCCTGTAACAATGTAAATCAAGGATATCGACCTGCCAATCAGTATTATGGGAATGGTTATGGTGGTAGATACTGCAATCCAACTCGTTCTGCATTAGGTGCTCTGTTGGGTGGTGGTGTTGCTGCAAGTATGAGTCGTGGTAATGGATATTATTGGTCTGTTCCTGTTGGTGCTGCAATTGGAGGAGCAATGTTTGGATGCAATTGAATAATTTTGACCGTTTGATTTTTGTTTCTTCGTTCATTTGGTTTTTGCATTGGGGTCAATGTCTTACATCACTCTTTCTGGATACGGTTATTCTAAACGCCTCTGTGAAGATGTTACCTCTTGGTTTCTGAATAAGTTTCTTCCCCGTCACAAGATTGAGGTGGAGATTCTTCATCGTGGTCTGCGTCGTGAAGGAGTTTATGGTTACTGTGATTATGTGGGTGAATCCTATCGTCCCCGTGAATTTCTGATTGAGATTGGCACCTATTTTGATGAGGAGTTGTATATAAAAACTCTTCTGCACGAACTGGTCCACCTGCGCCAGTGGGTAGTAGGTTCGCTGCGGTCCAAGCGTGGAAAAATGTATTATGGTAAAGAATGCGTTGAAAATTACGACTATTGGCATCAACCACACGAAATTGAGGCACGGGAGCAAGAAGAAACCCTATATCTGGAGTACCTAATTGAAAAACAAGATGTGCCAGTCCAACAAGTGGCACAGTTCTTTCCGAATCGCCTGATGGCGGCAGTATAATTACAAGGTAATCAAACAAATCAATGACCCCCGAACAAAAGTTTCAACAACTCTTTGAGCAAATGTATGATCTTTGCCAGGAAGAGGGTTGGGGAGATCCATTCTCTTATGCTCGCTCCCGTGAGATTCATATGGCAGGAGTTTTGGGTCATAAAATTGCAGACACTTATTCGGGTGCTGATGCCATTGATGAAGAAGGTGGAGCAGAATATAAATCTACCATTGCAAAATCTATCAATGGGACTTATAATGGTATCAGCGTTCAGGATACTTGGGAAGAGCAGGAACGTTATATTATTGAAGACAAGATTGGAAAGTATGCCAATCATTATTATGCACGATATGAAGGTGGTAGAATTGCTGAAATTTGGAAACTTGATGCTCAAACTGTTCTGAAGATTCTTCTTCCCAAGATTCAAAAGCAATATCCTCAAAAGAAGAAAGGATTTGCAAAAGATCCTCGCATTGGTGTTACAATCTCTCAAAAAGAAATTAAGAGCAATGGTACAAGAATTCGATAGTGGAAAACTGATGTATTCTGTAGGGAATAATGACGAATGTTACACACCAAATTACGGTGTGACGCCCATTCTCAAATATATTCCCAAAGATGTTATTGTCTGGTGTCCGTTTGATACTATTGATAGTGAGTTTGTTAAGCAGATTTCAGAACAAAATGAGGTTGTATTCACTCACATCAAGTATGGGCAGGACTTTCTTACATTTGAACCAAGACAATGGGATGTGATTGTATCGAATCCACCGTTCACAAACAAGAGAAAGTTCTTTGAACGAGCACTATCATTCAATAAACCTTTTGCTCTGATTATGACCAATACTTGGTTGAATGATAGTGCTCCAAAGCAACTGTTCAAGGACAAAGATCTGCAACTGTTGATGTTCGACAAACGGATGAAGTTTCACAGTCCGGATGGTCGTCCAAATGATAAGATCACGTTCAGTAGCAGTTATTATTGCTGGAACTTTCTACCAAAACAAATCATAATGGAGGAACTCACTGTGCCACCTTCCAAACTGGCACAGCGGACTGGCAGCGAGGCACGTTTGCCCCTATAATACAAAGGTAATCAACGGAAACGCCTGATGCACCCCTACTACACCACCAGTTTTGCTGACCGTGAGATGTTTGCATATAACAAACAACAGGCAGAATTGAAGCGTGTGCTTGCTCAACCCGAACAGCGTATGAAGTATGCTTTTGAGTTTCTGTCTGGTTATATTGGTAATGATGAATTGATGGCAGCAAAGTGTTATGATGCCATCGCAAAGTATTCTGCTCAACTTGATTATTCGGAGGCACACTACTGATGACTGTCATCAATCGCAAACACTGGGATACACTCTACACCAAACTGTATGATGCCTATGAAGAGTGCAGCAAAAACTATGATGAAACTTACCGTCAAATGATTGGTGAGATTCTGGACCATATGATTCGCAACAAAAAGTATCTGAACATCCAATGACAATGAAACTCTCCACTCAATCGGTCACGAAGATTGCAGATGCTTTGAAACCTGCAGTTATTGATTACATCTATGAAGATGAAGGATACGCCGAATATATGCAGACTGCTGTGATTGAAGGTATTCGCAGTGTGATGGGTGATATGGATGATACTTTGCTTTTTGAGATTGGTATGTTAGTATTTGATCGGATTGAACTGAAATGATGACTGAAACACAAGTAAATTTGAATGTTCACGAAATGGGTGTGATTCTATCTGCACTGCAACTTCTGGACATTAGAGAAGAAAGAATGATTGCCAGAGAGTATGGAAGTGTACCAGCAGTGTACAACAAACTTTACACTCTCTATGAGCGGATGGACAGTTCGCAAACTGGTCTACGCAACGACGTGGTGCCGTCGTTCTGACTCTATAATACTTTACAATTATCCTTGACATTATGACTAAACCGATTTTGACTCCAACTGAATATGATTCACTTTGCAATATCCTTGAATGGGCTTGGAATTGTGTTCATCAAGAACCAGAACTCTGCTTGAAAGATATTGACTATTCTTCTGCTTCAAGAGTTGTTTCAGAAACTAGGGATGAGACTGGTTTTTCTGTAGAATATGAACCCACTGGTGTAGACCCCATTAAAACTGGTGAATGTGGTCTTGGTCTTGCGGAGGCATTTGAGTATACTCTGGATGAACCAAATGCAGAAAACATTCATATGATGATTACCAACTTGATGTATAAGTTGAATTGCAGTCACATTCTTGCCAATGGTCACGGTAACAGTTGGGAAACTCTTGCACCTCTTGTAGACAATCAAGAACGTGACCGTTTGGAAGATAAGAGTGATGACCCTGATGTTACAACACAAACTCTTGAAGGATATGTTGTTGAGCATATTAGTTTGAAGGATAAGGTTGCTCGACTTCAAGAACATTATGATAATGTAAATGAGGTAGGTTTCATTCAGGTTGATGAGAATCTTTGGATTGACTGTGGAAACTCTGACATCTTCCCGACCAGTTGAGGAACTGGCACAGCACGTGCCCCCAGACCTCTAGGGGCACCCTATAATACAAAGGTAATCGGGAGACACCCTCAAATGCAACTGACCTCTACCACTGGTTCGATGGTTGTTGATTATTATCCCATCGAAGGTAGCACTCAATTTGTCTACAAGGTGCTGAAGTTTCAAGGTGTTGATACGATGAGCACCAAGTGTATCAGCAAGCGTGACTTTGAGCGTGAATGTGAAGAGCGCATTGGTCTTGGTTATGAAGTCACCGGTTTCAACACTGAATCGGTCAATGTCAATCCTATGGCAGGAGCGTGCTGATGAATCGCAAAATGATTGCCTATTGTTTGTTTGCTCTGTTTCTGATTCTTGGATACAATGCCTTTCTGATTCAGAGAGACGTTAAACTGTTTGAGTCCTACAACCGCCCTCACAAATGATTGAATCTCTTTCTCCCACGTGGTATCAGTATTATCACATTCTTCAACAGGATGCTCCTGAATTGGTTGATGAGTATATTGAGAACACTGCTGCCAAACTTGAATTGACGGTTGATTATTTTGTTGCAGAGTTTCTATGAACGAACAGACCAAACTGATTCTGGCATTATTGCAAATTGAGAATCTAACGTCATTGCTTGCAGGAAACGAGTATCAACAATATCTACATTCTCATCTGATTCAGATAAAGGTTGAGTTGAATCGACAGTTGACAAATTCGAAACATTCTATTAAAATCAAGGAGTAATTTAACACAAGAAATGAAGTATCTTTATATTGTAGACTACTGGGTTCCATTTCCTTCCAGTGAGTATGGTGGTCTGATTAATCTGATTGCCGAGTCTGACACCGAAGCATTTACGCTTCTGTCAGAGGAAGAACAGTTTGATAGTAAGTACACTGACCGAATTATGGAAAGAGTCGTCAATGCCCAAAAGTTTGCATTGCAAGAAGATTATGAGTCTGGTATTCTGGAGGCATTTACAACGTGACACAACTTTATCGTATTCAAGAACTGACAACTACTGGATGGGAATTGATTGAGGAAGAAGCAACAAAACTGACGAAAGAGCAGTGTGATTTGATGCTGAATAATTATCTGTCGTTAGGTTATCCACCCAATCGTCTCCGTGCTGTCTATGACAACGATTGAATTTCCTCACAAAGCGCCGAAAGGAATGTATTATGAATATGAAGATTTCAAGCGTAATGTCACCGCTATTTGGATTCATTATGATCGGTGCTTTGATTATAATCTTGGCAAACCTGTCAAATGTATCTGGGGATTCTACAACACCAAAACAAAAGAATACTTCTCACCCATTAATAGTAAGACCATTGGTAAGCGTGTAAATCCAAAAGACACAACACCTTATACAGCAATGCCATTGAAGCAAACACCTTTACAGCAAGCATTTGTATGAAGTACGATTCTTTTGTTACTGGACTTGAAGTTGAGTACAAGCATTTCAAAGGAATCATTCGGTTTGTGTGTTCACAGTATATTACGGTTTGTATTCAACAGTTTGATTATAAGGTCAGGGATGTTTGTTTGTTAGTGTATCCATCAGAATGGAAGGATATAAGAATTCATGAGAAATAATAAACTATGGAGACTGTGGGCAAAGTCATTAGGAGAGAAAGCATCCAAGTGTAATAAGGAGTCAGATAAGATAGCATTGATTCGATCATTCATCTTTGTATCTTATCTGATTACCAATTGCTTTATTATTGCAGGAGTAGTAAGACATTGGAATGATCAACAACCTGTTAATTTAAATTTAATTAAAAAAAGGTATTAAAAAATATAATTGTGTTTTTTGTAACATTCTCAATAATGTCTTGATAATGAGAATCAATAGGTGTTTTGAATGCTTGAGTCTTTATGTCTTAAATGCTTATAAGTGCTTATAAGTGCTTATAAGTGCTTATAAATGCCTCCAGGTCTTTATGTCTTAAATGCTTATGAATGCTTATAAACCCCTCCAGGTCTTATTAAATGCCTCCGGGTCTTGTGAGTTTAGCGAGCGTATCATAAGAAGAGCAGTTTGTCAACCCCCGCGCCCATAAAAATTCCCAGACCCTCACATAAAATCTAGACGAGACTTGACATTCTTATGAGAGTATGATAGAATCTCGACGAGACATTATGTTACGAGACTCTCATATAATCTAGTCGAGAAGCATCTAGATTCATATATACTATCATACGAATCTCGACGAGACCTGCACACACCTATTGCAATCTCGTCGAGCTCTATGCTATAATACACAAGTCACTCACACGATCTCGACGAGCTATGTACGACGATTACGACTTCGACTATACATACACGAACGATTACGCGGATCTAGATGAGCATTATACACTAGATCTAGATGATGATTATGCACGTGATTCGCATGATTATCAGGACCTAGCATACAGGCATTATGCATAACGTATCATGATAACACACAAACGCCTAGTACGTGTTACATTAGATATCGATTGTTATGATGATTTAGATCTAGAATCTATGGATTGGAAGCAAATATTAGAACTCGAAGGTGACGAAGATGTCGATGTTAGCATCAAGGAAGTCGATATCTTCGTCTAGTGTGACAGTTCTCGAAGTGGCACAATGAGGGTTGATATCTGCCACGTGGTGGGTTATGTTTGATTCGTGGTTGAGGCATTCTCTACACTATCCCCCTCACCCCAAATGTTATGAAACTGTTCGCTTCCAAGTTCTACCAAACTCTGGTGTTCAATATTGCAACCATTTGTGCAATTGTTGTGGGTTTGTATCAGTTTGCTGTGCGTGCCTACAATGACAACAATGGCGACGCAAAGGTGCGGCAATTCGTGATTCAAACTCTGCAGGTGATTAATACACTTACCAGCAAAATCTATGAGAATTTGAATCACGATGTGCCGGTTGTGAAAGTGGCACAGAAGACTGCCAAGCGCCGCTGAGACCTGCTACATTACATTTGTCGTTAAGGGATTCCCCAAATGTTTGACGAACTCTGGAGTGAGATTCAAGACGCTCCTGGTGAAATCTTTGACCTTGACATTCCCGAACTTCGTGATAATGAGAAGTTCGATGTGAATGAGTATCTCAACGCTAACTACGATTACTGAAATGAATCCTGACACTTACACTTTTGCCGGTGATGCTGTCACCTTCCTTGGTTTGGTTGGTGTTGTTTCAACGGGCATTATTCTTCTCACTGCCTTTCGTCGTTACTACAATTCTCCTCTTCGTAAATGACTAACCGAACCGAACTGGAGTGGTTTCTGAAAGAAAAGTGTCGTGAAGATGCTGATCTTTTTGATACTATCATCAGTGAATATGTTTGGAATCTGAGTGAATCCAAACTCACTGAACTTGAAGACTTCCTTTCTAACAACTTTGGAGACAATTGATGAACCGTTCTGAACTTCAAAATCACCTGGTCCAGCAGATGATTGATGGTATGGATATGCAAACTTTGGTGGGTCTTTGTTATGATTATTTGATGGAAAGTTACGACAAATACAGTGATAACGAACTGACGGAAGAAGTTCAGCAATACTATCCCGAACTGCTGGAGTGTGACAGTTGAGGAAGTGGCATAAGGGGGGTTGCGATTCCCCCCGATATGGTCCATACTACATTTGTTGAGAGGGAAACCCCACAATGCGTAAGATCGAAACCCAGATGAATGCTGCCATTCGTGACTCCCTGAATTGGAAGTCTGGCAACACTGAGGTTACCTTTGACCCTGAAAATCAGGAGTCCAAAGTGTATCTGCACGGCAATCACATTGCTACCATTGGTGACAATTTCGTGCAAATCTTTGACGGTGGTTATCAGTCTGCGACCACTAAATCGCGTCTGAATGCGATTCTGAAAGAGCACGGAATCAAGGGTGAATGTGTGTTTCAACGCAACTTCAATTGGTTCGTCCACAAGTTCATCGGGCAGGCAGGAACTTCTCCTGTCTACAATGAATACGATTTCACCAATGGGTTCATCTTTGCATAAAGAATCGGGGGGCAATCTGCCTCCCTTTTTTTATACTTTGTTTTACATTATTTCAAAGCTGCCCCAGTGACGACCGTTTGCGTCATCAGGGCGACCCTGCCCCTCCTTCGTTTGTCCCCTTATCATAGACCCCAGAGGACCCCCAGACCTGCCACCCTGTGCCAGTTCGTAAGGTGGCACAAACCCCCTTGTAGGGGGTGCCTGACCCCTTATAGTAGTTTCAACAGCAAAGGGACCTGATGACCCGCCGATTCACCGCTGACGGACTAACCAAGCGCCAGGCGCTGGCAGTGTTGGTTCTGGGGATGCTGCTGGGATTCGGGGTCCTGTCCCTGAAAGCGTGGTTGCTGCTGCTGGTGATGGGTTGGTTCGGCATCACTGCTCTGGGATTCTGGAAGGCAGTGGTTGCTATCCTGCTGCTGGACCTGCTAATCGGCGCAGCACGCAGCAGCAAGTGACACCCTGACAACTGGCACAAGACCCGCCCCAGACCCCCACAGGACCCCTTACAATAGCAGTATGAAAAACACCCACCTTGAGCACCCCGAAGATTCTATCCTGACGGGTGACCTTTCTGTCCTGGATTGGTTCGTGACGCCTGGCAACTTGAGCGTTAAGATTGATGGTGCCCCTGCAATTGTCTGGGGGATTGACCCTGCCTGCGGTGAGTTCTTTGTAGGAACCAAAGCAGTCTTTAACAAGAAAAAGATTCGTATCGCTCACAATCATGAAGAGATTGATTCGTTCTATCAGGGTGAAGTTGCGCGTATTCTTCACGCTTGCTTTGATTATCTGCCTCGCACAGATGCTATCATTCAAGGTGATTTTGTTGGGTTTGGTGGTAGTGATGAGTATACTCCCAACACGATCACTTACAAGTTTCCTGAAGTAGTCTATCAGGAGATCATTGTCGCACCTCATACTGTCTACGTGGCAGAGAATGATTTGCGTGATGCTGTTGCCCACCCGATGAACTTTATCATCACTGATACTTCCTACTGCAAATTTGTGAAACCGCAAGCATACATTCAGCACGGTCAAGAATCGTTCGCTGATGTTGAGGAAGTCTGCAAGTTTGCACGGGTGATGGCACTTGCGGTGAAGTTTGTAACTGATAAAGAGGCAGCAAAGATCAAACAGCAACTGAATGCTTGCATCCGTGAGAATCGTCCTGTTGTGAATAGTGAATTCGACTGCGATCCTAACCTGCTGGGGTTGTGGGCACTGGTGAAATCGATCAAGGCAGATTGTCTCTATCTGTGCCGCAATGATGGTCCTGCCGCTTATATCAATCGCAACCGTATTGATTCTGAAGGTTATGTGATGACCAATGAGTTTGGTATGTATAAACTGGTGAATCGTGAGGTCTTCAGTTATGCAAACTTCAATCACGGTCGCTTTCAGTGTGCCAGTTGATAAGGTGGCACAAGGGGGGCACCAACCCCCCCTCTGACCCCTTACAATACTTTCAGTTCACAAGCGAACCCGATGCCTGTCACCACTTACCAGACCTGCCTCACTGATCAAACCTACAACGGTTGGACCAATTATGAGACCTGGAATGTTGTGCTCTGGATGCAGAATGATGAGAGCATTTATAACTTCATTCGGGAGAATGACATCTGCTGCTATGAAGAACTGCTGGAGGTATTCTATGAGTTTGGCACCAAAGAGACTCGGGACGGTGTGAAATGGGATGATCCTAAAGTCAACCGCGCCGAAATCAACGGCGACGTGTTCGATTTCTGAACTGGCACACAGGGGGGTCACACCCGACCCCCTGACCCTGTAGAATACTCTCACAACGCAACCAACCCCGATGCGAATCGAAGTCCGTTACCAGACCCCCTACAATGCCTGTGAGTGGCGCTCCCAGTGGTTCCCCACCCTGCAGGAGGCAGAGCGTATGGTAGACTTCTACCGGTCCTGTGGATCGCCTGCTCACGTCGCTCCCAGCAGTCTGGCGCAGTTTGCCCGCTGACCTGCTACAATACTCTCAACCATCACCCCCTGAACCGATGACCACCCTTTCTTTCAACGTCGCTGCCTCCCTGCTGAATCGTGCCCGCAATGGCAATGAGATGCTGCAGATCCTGGACCGCCTTGTCCGTGATGAGGAAGACGCCAACATCGCTGACTTCCTGAACCACGCTGCCACGCTGCAGGAAATCCAGTTCTGAAACCGCACACCCCCTGCCTGCTGCTGCGGGTGGGGGGTCTATACTATGGGAACCAAAGCAACCGACCCCCACCCGATGACCCCTATCAAGGTCCGTGAAGCACGCCGCCTGATTCTCAAGGCAGGCGCCACCATCAAACCCGGCGGCAGTCACGACAAGGTGACCCACCCAGCAGTTTCCCAGACCTTCCACCTGCCGAC